GAGTTTTGTTTAAATTTTCGCACTTGTAACCAAAAATGATAAATATTAAAAAGATAGAATTTATAGCTGCGCTGCCTCCAACAGCATCAGCAATACAAATCAATGGTGCTGGGGATGGTGCGTTAGTAAAGTTAGAATTATCTGCAAGCGAGATTTATTCAATAGTACAACTTCAGCTTTTAGCAGGCAAATATTTTAAAGTAACAATCGAACCGATACAAGATAACCAAAATGTCAAACAAACCGAAACCAACAGCACTTAAAATTTTAGAGGGTAATCCAGGCAAAAGGCCGTTACCTAAAAACGAACCAAAACCAGACCTCGCACTAATGCCGTGTCCAGAATATCTTAAAGATGATGACATAGCTTACGGGGAATGGAATAGAATTGTACCCGAACTTTATAAGATTGGACTTTTAACAAAAATAGACAAGGTAGCGCTTGAACTTTATTGCAGTCAATATTCAATTTACAGAAAATCTTTTGAACTAATTAAGGATAAAAGCGTGGCTTCAGTTGATAAGCGGAGAGCATCACAAGCGACAAGGGAAGCGGCAAAAATTATCAAGACTGTTGCTGTTGAATTTGGCATGACACCATCATCACGTTCAAGAATATCCCTGCCAGGCGAAAGTGTAGACGATGAATTTAAAAGATTATTGGATGGATAATGAATGAATTGGGTAACAAGACAGCAACCAGAGTTAAAAAAATTATTGAAACAGGCATTAAACACACCATCGGTCAGTATGCAGGTAAGCCATTTATCTTGCAGGACTGGCAATGGGAACGAATTATCAAGCCTTTATATGGCACTTTAAACCCTGACGGCTCACGGCAGTACAGAACTTGTCTTGTAATGCTGCCTCGTAAGAATGGCAAATCAACACTGGCGGCGGCAATTGCATTGTATCACTTATTTGCAGACCACGAGCAGGGCGGCCAGATTTATTCGGCGGCAACTGACCGGGATCAAGCATCTTTGGTTTTTAATGAAGCTGCTGCAATGGTGCGTTCAAATCCTGAAATGCTGCGGCGCTGCAAGATTATCGACAGTCAGAAACGTATTGTTGATTACAGGTCAAATTCATTTTACAGGGCAATAGCAGCAGATGCAGCTTCGGCACATGGTTATAATGCTTCATGTATTATTTACGATGAATTACACGCTGCCGCAAACAGGGAATTATTTGACGTATTGTCAACATCAACAGGCTCAAGGAAACAACCTTTGTTGTTTATTATTTCTACTGCCGGATATGATAGAAATTCTATTCTTTATGAGCAGTACAGTTATGCTAAAAACATAATAAAAGGTGTGAAAGAGGATAAGACTTTCCTGCCTGTAATATATGAAGCTGATGAAAAAGCTGACTGGACAGACGAGGCAGTCTGGACGGCGGCTAATCCTGCACTTGGTACATTTAGAAACATTGACGAAATGAGAGCCTTGTATAATAAGGCAAGCAGTATCCCGGCATTGCAGAATACATTTAAAAACCTGTACTTAAATATGTGGACTTCCCAGGAAACCCGCTGGCTCGGCATAGACAAGTGGGACGCCTGCCCTGATAAGTTTGACGTCAAATCTCTTGACGGTAAAGTCTGTTATGGCGGTCTTGACTTATCAGCTACGACAGATTTAACGTCTTTTAATTTAGCTTTTCCTGACGATGGTGATATAAAAACATTATCGTTTAATTTTATACCCAAGGAAAAGATGCTTGAGAAAATCAAGGTTGACCAGGTCGACTATGATATCTGGGAACAGCAAGGTTTTATTATAGCAACTGAGGGTAACGTTGTTGATTACAATGTTGTACAGGCAAAGATTGAGGAATGCTTGGCAAAGTATCAAGTTCAAAACATAGCATACGATAGGTGGAACGCAACAAAACTTGTGCAGGATTTAATCGCTGGCGGTTACGAACACATGATACCACTGGGCCAGGGATACCAGAGTTTGAATAATCCAACAAAACACCTTGAAACCTTGATACTTGATAGGAAATTAAATCACGGCGGCAATCCTGTACTCCGTTGGGCATTCGATAACGTCATGATTACGATGGACCCGGCAGGAAATATTAAACCTGATAAAGGAAAAAGCAAACAACGTATTGACCCTATTGTCGCACTAATAGAGGCAATAGACGGCGTAATGAAAAATACAGACACAACCTCGATATATGAGACAGAAAAAGTAAAATTTTATTAATTAACATGGGGGCTGCCTACTCAGTCCCCAAGCCTTAGTAGGAGGGTAAAATGATAGTAGAAAAAATAAAGAGTGGTAGAGGTTTTAAAACAATTTGTATATGTGATTACTGTGGCAAAGAGATTACAAAGCAATCTAACCGTTTAATAAATGCAAAACATAATTTTTGTGATAGGACTTGTTCAAGTTTATCAAGAGTAAAAAAAGTCAATGTTAATTGTTCGCAGTGTGGTAAGCAACTAAATAGAATAAAGAGCGTAGCTGAAAATCGCAATGATTTTTTTTGTAATTATAAATGTCTTGGAAAATGGAGGTCTATTAATAAAACAGGAATTAATAGCCCACGTTATGGCATACATCTTTCGGAAAAAGAGAAAAAACATTTAAGCGAATTTAATTTAGCGCTTAATCGTAAAGGTGAAAATCACCCTAACTGGATGGGTGGTATATTAAAAAATAAAGAAGGCTACATCCTTATTCACCAACCCGAACATCCCAATGCGAGGCATAACTATGTTTTAGAACATCGGTTAGTGGTGGAAAAACAAATCGGGAGATATTTAAAAATAAATGAAGTTGTTCATCATATCAATGGCATAAAGGATGATAACAGAATTGAAAATTTAAAATTAGAAAATAGGGATAGTCACAAGAAAACCCATCATCAGATGGTTTCAGAAAACAAAGAATTGCGAAAAAGAATTGAAAAGTTAGAGATAGAACTATCTATGAAAGATAATTATCAGAATAGAAATTTGTCAAATTATTTGACAGCACAGGAGTGCTAATGAGCAGACCGAATATATTTAAAAGGTTTTTTGAGAAAAGGAATAGCGATAGCGACTTACTGAATCCGAAAAATTGGCTTCTTAATAGTCTCGGCATAAGTAAAAGCTACACAGGAGTTAATGTAAGCGAAGTTACGGCCCTTAATTTATCGGCAGTATACGCTTGCGTAAGGATTATATCTGAAGATATTGCCAGTTTACCGTTAAATGTTTATAAAAGGGTGGGTAAAGGTAAAGAAAAAGTCACTAACCACCCTCTTTATCGGCCGCTACATTTAAGGCCCAATAAGGACATGACATCATTTAGCTGGCGAGATTTGATGGGTATGCAGCTTACTTTATGGGGTAACTCCTATAACATAAAGTTAAGAAACGGCACAGGCATGGTCGTTGGTTTTTATCCTATGCTTGCAAACCGAATGAATGTTGAGATTAAAGATGATGATGTAATTTATAAATATACTTTTAACGATAATACACAGCGGATTATACCCAGACGGGATATTCTGCATATACCAGGGATGAGTTTAAACGGCATTATAGGCAAGTCCCCTATATCAATGGCACGTGAAGCTATTGGATTAGGGCTTGCTTTAGAGGAATTTGGTGCTAGGTTCTTTTCAAACAGTACAAATATTGGTGCGGTTGCACAGCATCCCGGTAAACTAACAAAACAAGGTAGTGAAAATCTAAGAAGCTCTATCAATGAAGTCTATTCTGGGCTGGGTAATTCACATAAATTAATGCTACTCGAAGAGGGTATGACCATAAACAAAGTTACCATCCCTCCGAATGACGCACAGTTTCTTGAAACAAGGATTTTCCAATTAGAAGAAGTTTGTAGATTTTACAAAATGCAGCTGCATAAAGTCCAGGATTTAAAGGGTGCAACATTTAGTAATATTGAACATTTAGCTATTGAATATGTTGTCGATACATTAAGACCCTGGCTTGTACGTATAGAACAAGGTATTAATTCTGATGAAGAGTTATTTGATGAAGAGCATTTCTGTGAATTTGTTATTGATGGACTTCTCAGGGGCGATACTACAACAAGATTTGAAGCATACACAAAGGCTATACAAAACGGTATTTACTGCCCTAACGATGTACTGGAAATGGAAAACAAGAACTCTTACGAGGGTGGGGAGTTTCACTTTGTGCAGTTAAATATGCAGAAAGTTGAAGATATTGGCAAAGAACCAGCCGAACTAGTACAGGCAAACAGCAATAAGTTAACAGAAAAGTTAAGTAAAGCGTACAAACCACTGCTTTATAATGCCTTAATTAGAATACAAAAGCGTGAAAATACCGACATTAACAAAATTATTAAGGATAAATTTATAACAAAGGACTTAGAAACTTACTATAAAAAGCATTCAGAGTTTGTCAGTAGCCAAATTAAGCCTGTTGTATATGCTTTTGTAGAGGCTTTGGGGGCTGAAAATGATACAAAAGAAATAGATATTACTATATTTTCCGATAGTTACAGCCAGGATTTTACACAAAGGTATGTTGAAAATAACCTGGCAGCATTAAAAAGCGGTGGCACGATTGAAACACCAGAGCATTTAAGCAGTGAAGAGATGTCCCGAATAACAAAAGCATTTAGTAGGTACATGGAGAAAATTGGATAGCACAGCGCTGATTTGCAAACAGAGATTTACTTTTGAGGGTAAAACATATTTTCCAGGTGAGATTGTTTATCCTATTGAGCGTGTCGCTCTTAGGTGGGTATCAAGGGGGCTTTGTGATTATGCTGACCCGTCAATGATAAAGCCTGCTTATGAGAAACACAATAAAGTTTCAATAGTTATACTGGTAAAAGACGCACTTGATTATACAAAACAGTGCATAGACACACTACTTGCATATACTGAAAGTTACGAGCTTATCATTGTTGATAATGATTCCAGTGTTGGTACTAAAGAATATCTAAAAAGTATTGATTGCGCTGAGTATACAATCATTACAAACACCGAAAATAAGGGTGTTTCATATGGTTGGAATCAAGGGATTAAGATTGCAAAGTATGATTATGTCTGTTTGCTAAATTCAGATTGCTTACTTACACCTGATTGGTTAAAGAAGTTAATGAGGGGCTTTAAGTATCATGCTGATATAGGAATAGTAGGCCCAACAAGTAATGGAGGCCCAACAGTAATAAGTCCGCAAGTAGTGGCTAACATTGCAGTAGATAAAATAAATGAGTACGCAGCAAGTTTGCCCGATGATTTTGTTGAAGGCCCGGTTGTAGGATTTTGTTTTGTAATATCTAAAAAGGTATTTGACAAGGTAGGCGTATTTGATTACAAACGCTACGGCCTGGCCTGTCATGAAGATATTGACATACTTTTTAGAAGCCGTAAGGCAGGTTTTAAGTCTTTATGGTGTCGTGGTTCGTATGTTCACCATTTTGGCAACCGCACAATGCTTGAAATGGGTATTGATGTTAAAGAGATTAGGGTTGGAACTGAAAAAATACTCACTAAAAGACGCAGCGATAGTAATATTTATGTAGAAAATGATGTTGAATTAGGAACTGTTGAGGTAATTTCAGACAAGAAAGTCAAGATTGGGTTTGTAGTTTACAGTGCAACATCTAAAGATAAAGACCCAGCGTCAACCAGGATAAGGGTAAACTGGCCGTTAAAGTATATAAACGGGATTATTTCAGAGAGTTTTGACGAGCTTGTTACCTGTGACGTAGTGGTTTTTCAGACCCGTTGCAGTCCATCTGACTTGATATTGGCAAGGAATTTAAAACGGAGTGGTGTAAAAATCATTGCAGACTTTACAGACCCTCACTGGTTAAGGGAATATCAGCCTTATCACCAGCCGATTGTAAACATGATAGGGTATGCCGATATTGTAACTTTGTGTACTGAGAAATTGCGGGAAAGTTTTAAAAATGTATTTCCGGCTAAAAAGACTTACGTTTTAAGAGACAGGTTGGAATTAAGCCTGTATTCTAAGGTAAAAAAGCATACCGATAAAAAGTATTATAGAATTTTATGGCACGGTTGTTTTATTAATATACCCTCGATTGACTTAGCAAGAGATGACTTGGAGCGGTTAGGGTTAGAGTTTGACATAACACTGGTATGTATATTTGACGGCATAGCACAGCATGAGGTTAAGCCATTTAAAAACATTAAGGTTGAGATAGCCGAATGGAGCAACCAGGCAGTTACAGACGAGTTATTAAAGTCTGATATATCGATTAACCCGAAATATGACAACTGGAAAGCCTATAAATCCGATAACAAAACATCGGTTGCGTGGGCTTGCGGAATACCATGTGTTGAGCGCAACTTCTATGAAGAGATAAAAAAATATTTAAGCAGTGCTGATTTAAGAAACAAGCAGGCTAAAATATTGAGAGCATTGGTTGAACAAGATTACGATGTAAAACTTACGGCTAAGGAATGGGAGGAGTTTGCAGAAAGTATATTAAAACCTGAACTTTTTATAGTAAAGCCTGATAAGAAAACTACAGTATATACCTCAATAATAGGGGAGTACGACAATTTAAGAGAAGACCAGTTTATTGAAAACGGTGTTGAGTATGTAGCATTTTTAGATAAGCAGCAGGACAGCAAGGTCTGGAATATTAAACCTATTTATAGGCAGTTTATCGACCCTTCACGGCAGGCTAAAATTTACAAGGTGCTGCCCTGGTTGTATATGCCAGATTGTGAGTATTCCATTTGGATGGATGGTTGCGTTTCTATAAAGGTATCTCCAACTGATTTGATTAATGAGTTTTTAGATGGGTATGATATAGCAATGTTTCGCCATCACAGTCGGGATTGTATTTATAATGAATATGCTGCTGACCCTAAACACCTGCATAGAAAATTAGAACCAGAGTATTTATTTAAAATGCAAGTAGACAAATATGCTAAAGAGGGTTTTCCAAAACATGGTGGATTATTTGAGTGTACCGTGATTTTGCGAAAACATTCGGAGGAAGTTAAAAGATGTATGATGGAATGGTGGGCAGAAATTTCAAGCTATACCGTCTGTGACCAGGTGAGCTTTGCTTATTGTATCAGAAAGCACAATATAAAGGTAAACACTCTTCCCGGAACGGTATTAAATAACAATTATTTTGATAGAGGCAAGAGAAATTATAGTAAAATATAAGTAGTTTTTATGGTATAATTATATTAATAACATGGGGGTTACTCATACTAACCCCCACCTTGTATGAGGAGGTAAAAATGGCAAAAAAGGGTACACATCTTTCAGAGGAACACAAAAGAAAAATTAGCGAAGCCCGTAAAGGCAAACAATGGTCTGAAGAAGCAAAGCAAAAAATGAGTGAATCACGTAAGGGTGAAAACCATCCAATGTTTGGAAAACACCATTCCGATGAGACTAA